CGGCCGACTTATGAGGCTGACGAATGCCTTCTTTGGACTATCTACCAATCAAGGTGCCGACACTTTGCTGTTTGATGGTTCAATTCGAGATTTGGTTACTGTGTTGCCGGAAGGGTTAACCTCGGGCCAAACTATTTTATCTCCCGGATTTTCTTTGGACGACCTTTGTCCAGCAACCTCCGGAGATCATACCTCGGTGGCTATACACTCCGGCTCCGATCTGGGTACCTATTTCAATACTATTCTGGGTGATTCTGACGATATCAGTAACCTTGATCCTTGGCGCGGCACTCCTTCTGGCGGCCGCCGCTCCGGCAATTCGTTTACTGCTGTGAGTGCATCATATACTGAGGTGCTTGACTTAGGGTGGGATCGCTTTACGGTACCACTCTATGGTGGATTTAATGGGTTCGACATTCTCGAAAGGAATCCATTCAACAACACACGAGCCCTTGGTGGGCCCGATGAGTCTACTAAGACGACAGCTGCTTTCCCAATGTACTACACACTTCGGAAAGCAATTGATTCAGTTTCAGATGTGGACCAGATTAACATTAATATGGCCGCGGTACCGGGTATTACTGATATCCAGGTTACTGACTATCTGTTGGCCATGGCCGAAGATAGAAAAGATGTGCTGGCGGTTGTCGACCTTGAGGGTGGATTTCTCCCGGTTACTGAAGGGAGTGCCACTGGCCCCGTATCTTTTAATGATCGTCGAGGATCGTCGACGGATACAGTAACCGGCATCGATGCTCGTGACTTTAATACAAGCTATGGGTGTACTTACTATCCCTGGGTTCAAATTAACGATACCGCGGCTGCAACCAGAGTATGGGTGCCGCCGTCCACTATCGCAATGGGTGTTTTGGCAGCCTCTGCTGCACGTGCCGAGCTATGGTTTGCTCCTGCTGGCTTCAATCGTGGCGGCCTAAGTCGAGGCTCAGCGGGTCTTAATGTTATAAACGTTATCGAAAAGCTGACAGCTGATCAACGAGATGATTTATATGAAGTTAATATTAACCCAATTGCCTCTTTCCCAGCTGAAGGGATTGTGGTATTCGGTCAAAAGACGCTTCAAGCGACGCCCTCGGCATTGGATCGCATCAATGTTCGAAGGCTAATGATCTATCTGAGGAAGCAAATTACTATAATTGCTAATGGGATCTTATTTGATCCGAATACTCAGATTACCTGGAATCGATTCACCAATCAGGTGGTTCCTTTCTTGACTTCCATCAAGCAACGATTTGGTCTTTCTGACTTCAGAGTTGTATTGGATGAATCAACGACAACTGCGGATTTGATCGATAGAAATATTATGTATGCGAAGATATTGTTGAAGCCGACTCGCGCTATTGAGTTCATTGCCTTGGACTTCGTAATTACGAGAACTGGAGTGGAGTTTTAATTGATAGATGATGGGGAGTTTTGCTCCCCTTCACTATATAGTTTATAGAGGAATTATAAAAATGGCATTATTTTGGGACAACCCGGCAGCAGAACCAAAAAGATCACATCGGTTTTTGGTTACATTCGATTTTCCTGGCCAAGTAAGTTCGCAGATTTTTGCACGAACATTTACTAAACCAGCCTATACAATTGGTGTGACAGAGCACCAGTTCTTGGATAAGACTTTCTATTATCCTGGCCGAGTTACTTGGAATGAGATAACGATGCAATTTGTTAACTCCGCCGATCCGGATATGGATGCCGAACTAGAGGCCATCCTGAAGGCTTCGGGTTACATGTTCCCAGATCAGGTATCTACCAATAGCTCTGTTATTACCTCCAACGCGGGGACCGTTAATAAGCTGGGCGCAGTTATGGCCCTCGGACGCCAAGTTAACGTCACCGAATTAGATGGCAACGGTGTCGCTTTAGGTACTCACAAACTTAAGAATCCTTTTGTTACTTCCATTTCTTATGGCACCCTAGACTATGCTAGTGAAGACCTATTAACGGTGGATATTAACTTACGATACGATTGGGCTGAATACGTCTTCGGCGGCGGCTGATCTAAATGGCCACAAGGGCCGAGCGACTCCGGGCCGCCCGCATCGCTCGCGGCGTAACCCGGCTCAACGGGGATCTTGCGGGTCGACTTTCCGCAGAACGCGGCGAGTCGACGACTTCAATACCGGACCCGCAGTCCACTTCAAACGCTCCCAATCGGATTCGGTGGGATCAGCCCGAATTACAGCCAAAACAACAACATCGTTTTATTTGTAATTTTCCGGTCATAATGCCCCGGGGCGAAGTCACTGATGCAAAGAACCTCGCCGGCCTTGTATCCACGAACCTCGAAGATGCAATTAAATCGTTCATTACCGCCGGGCAGGACGCCGGGAAGTACAAGAGCGCTGACGTGAGCTCGGCAGTCGGCGCAACAACGTCCACCGCCTTCCTCAATGCACTGGCTGGTACGCCACCGACGAGCGTCAGGGAGAAATGGGTTTCAGCGGGGTTCGGAGGCGAAGGAAAGGGCCTCGGAGACCCAGAAGAGACGTGGTGGAAAGCCGCCAAGCAAGACGACGCCGATGAATATATTTATAGAAGAATCAGTCCTTATGTAGTTACTGCATTTACGCCCCCTGCTTATGGGGCAAATGTTTCCATGGCTTCAATCATGGGCGCCCCTGCCAATCAAGCTGTCGATGAGTCCAAGACTAAATTAAAAATAGACTCAGCCACAATTACTCTCGTAAGTACTTTACAAGATGATCTACACTTTTCTTTAAATTTTTTATATAATATATTTGCGCTTGCAACAACCATGAGGGATACCGAGCAGATCGTTAAACCTTATTTGTTTACTCCCCAGTTGTGGAAAGAACATGAGCGCACCCTAACCGTTTTAGATATGGGCGCATGGCCGATAGTAGAAAAAGATCCCAAGGAAGATGCCCTAAAGGCTAACGCTAAATATTTTGATAGCACGCCGATAGGTATTCATAAATTTAATAATCCATTTGTAACGGGGATTAGTTTTTCGGACTATAGCTATAAGGGAGAGAGTTTCTTAGAGGCCACGGTTACATTGGGCCAAAGCGCGGGAGCATCTGACTTTTATTCTTATCAAACCTTTAGGAATTCTAAGACCGGAGGGGATACTCGATATGGTAGGTATTCAGGACTCGTAAAGGGTAAAGGTATTGGCGACCCGACGGCCCCGCTAGCGATTCAACAGCGAGCCATATCGAAGGCATACGGCGCATATCCTACTTTTTGGAATAAAGGTGGTTCAAGCTTGACCCGGAATATGGCAGCGGTGGGTCATGCCCGCTACGTCCGCGCGGCGAGCAATGCGAGGAACGATATGCGCCTCGACCTCGTTAATGAGATTATGGCAGACGCCGCCGCAATGGGGGCCCCCGGAAGAGATGGAACATCCTATAATCGGCGCCAAGGGCTACTCTACCCATTGTTGGAGTCGCTGACAGAAAAGGAATTTCGCGAAGAACAAGCGCAACGGTCAGCGACCCGGGCAGCCGATGCATCGGCCGCAAATACGGCTGCCCGGACTCGACTAGACGAAGCCGAGGCGACCTTGCGCGCGCAGCCATGGGGCGCTGACCGCGCCGGCGGCCATCAGGCCGGCCAGGCAGATCTCGGGCGCGCCGGGGACCGCGCCCAAGAACAACGCCTCGCAGAAGCGCTGCGCCAAGGCGGAGCGTCGCCCAGGGAAGTTCGCCAGGAGCGCGAGGCTATTCGTCAAGAACAACAGGACCGCGGCGCCGAAGAGATCTGGGGGGTCCCCCACGAGCATGACTCCTGATAGAATAAATCTTAATTAAATTTATATTACTGATATAATTATACTAGAAAGAGAGGTGTCACTTGACACGAAGAAATAATGCAGATCGCGTCGGAGCACCACATCCAGACGCGCCAACCCCAGAACCGGTTATAGCAACAGAACAACAAATAGATCCTTTATCTTTTGTCGTCCCCACAGAGTTTGTGGTGTTGCCCAGCCGCGGCTTATACTACCCCGCAGATCATCCACTTCACAACCAAGAAGCAATTGAAATTAAATATATGACAGCCAAGGAAGAGGATCTTTTAAGTTCGAGATCATTAATTGAAAAGGGTCTTGTCCTGGATAGATTGATTGAAAATTTATTGGTGGATAGAAGGGTTCGATCCCGAGACCTATTAATCGCGGATCGAAATGCCGTGTTGGTCGCAGCCCGCGCCAGTGGTTATGGGACAGATTATAAAACAAAAATTACATGTCGCTCCTGCGCGCATACCGATACATATGAATATAATTTGCTAGAAGCTATGATATCCCAGCCGCTTTCTGATGAAGATTTAAAGGAAATTGGTGTGGAGTATGTAGCGGATGACACCTTTAAAGTGAGCATCCCTCATTCTCCTGTCGATGTCGAGTTCAGGCTTTTAAACGGCCATGATGAACGCGCCATAATGGATTTGGCGACAAAGCGAAAAAAGAAAAAGGTCGATGGTAAGCTTGTTACAGATCAATTAAATTTTATGATTGTTTCTGTCATGGGCCATACCGAAACCGAGATGATTAGAAAGTACGTTGATTCACTCCCACTGAGAGACTCAAAGTTCTTAAGAAAAACCTATGAACAGGTCAGCCCGTCTGTGGAGCTGCGGAAGGAGTTCGTCTGTAATGAATGTGATTACGAGGACGATATTGACTTTCCCTTTACAATCGACTTTTTTTGGCCTGACGCCTGAATATAGCGAGAATATCTACGAACAGTTTTTCTTCTTAAAGTACCACGGCGGTTGGGGCTTGATGGAAGCGTATAACTTGCCCATTAAACTGCGAGAGTGGTTTGTCAAACGACTCCTCCGACAAAAAGAAGACGAGGCCGACGCGGCGAAGAATGCTTCGAAGGGCAAATCTTCCTCGGGTGGCCCCCCAACCCAGCTTGGCGCCGGAAATGCTCCCCCCGGAGTGCCCACAAGTAAGCCTCGCAAATAAGCGCTTATTGTAATTGTAAACTATTTACTATATATCTTGAGGTATGGTTATGTCCGACGATCTGCAGCCCATTGTAATTAATTTAAACGCCAATAAAGAAAAATTAATTAACGAAGCGTGGCTCGCCATGTTCGGCGGCGCAATCGAAATGCTTTTGAAAGGGATGTTTGGTGGCGACAGCGGCCCATTTAAAAGCAAATATAGCATTCGCGGAACATCTCCACAAATAGCTGCTTTTGGTGAGGCTCTTGGCAAAGAAAAGAAATATATGGAAACATTTCTTAAGTATGGATTGAATGACCCTCGGTCGTTCTCCTCTAAAGCAAGCCTTAACCGATCCGTCGCAAACTTTGAAAGAGAAACCGGTATCAAGTGGCCACTCAACTAGGATCTATTTAGATGACTACTGACGACATCGCTGGACGCGACCTTGAGATTCTTAAAGAAGCGATTAAACTTCAAAAAGAGAGAAAAGCCCTCGACGACGAACATGTTAAGGCTCTTAAAGAGCATGGTGTTTATCTCGCAAAGCATTCTAAACACTATGAAGACCAACTAAAGGATATCAAGCGATATCTCGAAGCGGCCGAGAAGCGCACACGGCATGAGCTTGAGTTAACGGAGGTCATCGCGCGCCAATACGAGATGCAGGATGCCCAGATCGCTCTTCAGAATGCTGAGATCCGCCAAAATCGGGAATTCCTTAATAACTACGAAGCAAGCCTGAATAAGGTCGAGGAAGACCGCCAGAAGCTCGTGGAAAAGAGATTAGAGGCTACGCAGAAGCATGTTCAACGCGTCGAAAAGCTGCAGAAAGCCGAAGCCACCGGGACCAAGCGGGAGATCAAAGCTGCTAGAAAGAAAGCTGCAGCTACCCGGGCCCAACTGGATATTGTGAAAGATCAAGAGGAAGCTCAAAGAGCGGTAGTTGAAGCCCTGAAAGACCAAAAGAAGGAAGTTGAAACAATTTTGCCTATTCAGGAGGAGAACCGGGACCTAACTGTAGACCAGAGCGTAGCTATGAGGGGCATGGACACAGGTCTTCAGGGTATGTTTAAAACCTTTTTGGGCCTTCAAGATCAAAGCAAGGGCTTTCTTGGAAGTCTTATTAAGTCCTTTCAACAAACAGGAAGCTGGGCCTTTGCCATGGAACGAGTTCAAGGGCTCTGGAAATCCCTAGCAAATCCTTTGAATGCGACCGTCGCAGCCATTGGCGCCATCGCTTTATCCACCCTTGCTTGGATGAAAGAATTTGATAGTGCGTCTGCGGACTTTAGAAAAAGTACGGGCATCATGGAAGAAGGTTTGGGGGGCATAGAAGCTCAAACCAATAGGGTACAGAGAGCTAATTTACGTTATGGTGTCTCGACCAAAGAGGCATTTGCTGCAACCCAGAGTCTTGCGGTAGAAATGCGTCAGTTTAGAAAAATGGGGGAAAAGAATCGGCAAGAGTTGATGGATATAACCAGCATTATGGGAGAACTGGGCGCCTCCACCCAGACCACCGCACGTATCTTTAATACGTTCCAAAAGGGCTTAGGCTATAATGCAAAACAGTTAAAAGGCTTGGGACTTGAATTGTCGGCAATTTCGAAGTCTCTTGGTCGTCCACTCCAAGAGGTTACTGACGACTTCAATGCTTCAATGCCAGAATTAATGAAATATGGCGAAGGCATGAGAGATGTATTCGCGGGCCTTGCGGAACAGTCGGTTGAGACAGGAATTGCTATGCAAGAATTGTTGGGAATCGCCAAGCAGTTTGACACATTTGAGGAAGCTGGAAATGCTGTTGGTCGCTTGAATGCGGTTCTCGGTGGCCCCTATCTTAACGCTATTGAAATGGTTTATGCCACTGAAGCAGAGCGCATTCAAGCAATGCGCGACGCTTTGAAATTGCATCCACAACAATTCAAGAACATGTCTCGTCACGAAAAGCAAGCAATTGCCGCGGCCGCGGGGATTAAGGATATGGCTGAAGCAGAAATGTTGTTCGGCTCCACCGATGCCGAATATGCCCAACGAGGCATGGAAATGAAGGAGATGCAGCAGCGTGCTCAGGACGCCCAAGCAGTACAGGAGAAACTAGCACAAGCTATGCAGTCTTTGGCTGTAGCGGCGGTTCCTGTTGTTGAAGTCCTAGCCGACTTGGCCGACGCGATTTTGCTGGTGCTACAGCCATTTACATACTGGGCCGATGAATCTCCCCGGTTGGTGGAATTCCTCAATTACTTGCCGACGGCGATTCTTGGTGTGACCTTAGCCCTTAAATTGTTTGGTATGGAGTCAATGAAAGCCTTTGCTCCATGGTTAGCTTTTATTGGTGTTTTTGTGCTTGTTAAAGGCGCCCTGGAGTGGCTGCAAGGTTTTGGGGAAGGGGGCACTATTGCATCTGTTTTCTTCGCGATCGCCGCGGCTATTTGGGCGGTGGTGTTGGCCAAAGCGGCCCTGGCGCTGCCGGTGGGGCCGATAAAGTTAGGAATAGCCGTTGGTATGGGCCTCGCTGCCATCAGCGCCGGGGTGGCAGGCATTAAGAAACTAGCTGAATTCGCTGTCGGTGTGGATGACTTCACCGGGGGCCCAGCTTTGGTGGGCGAAAAAGGGGCAGAACTTATTACCACCAAAGGAGGGGGCACCTATATGGCCGCCGGGCCCCAAGTGGTCGACCTACCCCAAGGCTCCAATGTTATCACGAACAAGAATACTAAAGATATTATGTCTGGCCGGACCGGCGCCAAAGGAGGTGCAGCAGGCCACGTGGGGGGAGGCATCCCTCCTGAGCTGATCATTTCGTTGCGCCAACTTCAGGGATCAATCGACATATTAAACCAAAATATTCTAGCAGACCAAACGAAAACCCCAGAAAGAGATGAAAGACAGGTCATCATTGAGATGGATGGCAAGAAGGTGGCCGACACTGTTATCTCTCGTATAAATAAGAAGTCGCGACTAAGTATTAGTAAGGCATAAAAGAGATAAAACAAAATGACTTTCGCTACAATGAGCCTAAAGCATATCGCAATCAATAAAACGTTGTCGTTCCCGGTTATTATAACTTCATTTGAGCAACAAACTAAACCAAATTGGTCTTCTACGCAGGTATATGGCCGCATGGATCCGATTTTTACATATCAGAATACAGTACGTACTTTTACAGCTATTTTGCGAACCCCGAAGAAAGGTCAGGTGGTCACGGAGGCACAGAGAGATGTTCTTGTAGCCGGCGGCTTTGCCTGGAAGTCCATTCCTAAGGCTGGGGATGCATACAAATGCGACGTAGCACCTGGCGACTGGCTAAATAAAGTTGCCGATTTGTATAAAATGATGTATCCGGTATATGAGCCTGTAGCTGGGAATAGGTCGACAGGATTTATGGTTGCATCACCCCTTTTGACATTACAGTTAGAAGGAGTTGCCTATAATGGGATGGGCAGCTATTCGTCGCTTGGGGATGGGCTTCTATTTGTACCAGAAACTTTTACGATAAGTAATTTGGTCGATTCTGAAAAGGCGTCTATAACAGTAAATTCGGCTGCGGATCTAAGATTTTTTGCTAATGCAGAAGGGTATCAAATTACTCTCGGAGGTACCATCTTGCATCAGACTAGTCGCGCAGGCTTCGAGGTCCATGGAAACACAGCTTACTTTGGCCAGGGGGCAAACTTCCCATATAATACCAACTCCGACAGCATCTTTGGGGATCTCGGAGCCCATGAGGAGGCGCAGGCCGCGGCCGAGTACTACGTCGCCGGCCTTGAAGCTTGCCGGGTCGTGGACGGAGACGCCTACAACGTCTGCATCGACCAGGTCACTAGTGACTATCTCGCGACCCTCCCCGGGGCCGAGGACTAATAAATGCCATCACGATATGAGAATGTTCTCTTTTTTAGAAACACTAATAGTTTGTATTTTCCAACTTTTGAAAATAGGGGCGTCCGATATATAGATCAATACGGGACAGTGACTTTTGAGCGCAACAACACCAACAAACCACGATTTTCGATTGAAACTGTATACTGGGAATATGGAGATAGACTAGATAAATTGGCCTCTCAGGCATATGGAGATGCAACATACTGGTGGGTCATTGCTCGTTATAATCATAAGCCCACAGATGCACATTATTCTTTGGGAGATAAAGTCCTTATACCTCAGCCACTCCAGATGGCTTTGGATATCTATTTGACTTAAAAGAGGATATAGGAGAATAAAGAAAGAATGACTGAGCCAGCCGATCCGGTAACACCGCCGCCTACTCCGGCGATAGAGTATAACGATATAGCTCCCAGAGCTTATTATAAGCAATTGCACCAAAATGCTCAGCTTGCTCTTATAAATTTAGCCGGCCCCGCCGGCGATCCGGGACGCATTTCAATAGCCAACAAAAGGTACTACACGCGCGAAGAACACATGTCGATGTCGGAGCAGAACCGCGCGTATACAGTTCCGAACAAGCCTTGGACAAGTGGGTATTCAATGATTTGTCCGGTAGAGTCGAGTACTTCGTTTCCTCCGGATGTTACAGTTAGTTCGATGGTTACCAAGTCGGGAATCTCAAATGAGTTCTTTTCTTTTGGGCTATCGTCTGCTCAAAAAGCTTTATTGGTACCTAAAATACGAATTTTTAAAGTCGAATATGCGCTAGTGGGAGGAGTGATCGCGCCTGGGTCTCAACCCACAGCCGAAATAGAAATCGAGTTTGATAGTTATGTTGCCAAGAGCGACATAAAGGACATGTTGGAGGGCCATCGAGGCAAAATGCAGGCAACAGGAATTGAATCGTTTGATTGGACTCTCATGGGAGTTAATCCCGGCGAGGTGGACAACAATATTGAAGCCTCTTTAAAGATATATTTTAATAGCATATCATCCCTTTTGGTAAATAATTTAAGAGAACACACGACCACAGCCGGCCAGCTCGGCCGCGCATCTTTCTTAGACCTAATTATATTTGCTCCACCGTTTAAGGGAGGCGCCGCATCGCCGGATCCCACAAGGTGTATAGACCGAGAATATGATGGTAAGTTTTTTGAGATAAGAGCAGATGTAGGCTGGCAGGTGCCCAGTAGTGGCCACGGCCTCTTCAACTCCGCCGAGCTAAAGGCCATTGACGACGCCAATGTGTCATTATTTCTACAATTAACTGATCATGAGTTTGATTTTAAAGAAGACGGATCCGCAACATTAACTGCTAATTATCGCGCGCGATCATCACTCATTGAAGAGAGATTTGATCTTTTGGGGCTAAATTCCCCTGGTAGTGCGGTGAGAAAATTTAAAGAAGGCCCCCTCAAAGATGCCCAGGACAAAGTCGCCAAGTTCGAAGAAGCCCGGCAGACCAAAGTCACCCCCGAGGAGCCGGACCCGGACATGAACGAGGGCGTCGGATTGAGCCACATCGGAACAATGGATCCGCGTCACAAGGTTGCCATCGCCGAGCTCGAGGCCAAGGAACAAGAGCTGCAGCAATTGCTTTATAGTGGTTACAATCAGATTCTAGAAGAGTTAATATTAAAACATACTTATGCTTGTGTGCTTCCTTACAACCTACTGCAACAGCATGACGTTACTGGCGAGGGCCGGGGGGTCCACACCCAGAAGGAGATTGCTACTTTCAAGGGCCCGAAAGTGTATGATGCTTCTGCGGTGGTTCAGGGCGTCGCGCGGGGAGACACCATAAGCGGATCTGGTGGTAAGACGAGGGTCGGCACGATCCGCGACAAGCAAACAGATGCCTATGAACTGGCGGCCAATAAGATTGAGGTATTTGGTCCAATGCCAATGCGCAGCAATCTAGACTATTTCTACATGGGTAACACGAAGGTCGGCGGCGTGGGGGTGCAGGGTGCTATTCATGGTGCGAACAATCCGGAACAGCCTGGCGCGATGTCCTCCGGAGAGGCCACCCCCGGAGGTGGCGCCGCCGGAGCGCTAGAGGATAAGTCCGGCAAAGGGGAGACCGACGATCTACGTCCCGCAATGTCCGCCAGGGGCGCCGATCAACACACCCTATACGATGTTACTGGTGCAGGCGGATATACAAAAGGAGACGATGGATCGCTCTTGGGAGGCCAGTGGGTTCAATTTTTTTATTTAGGAGATATTTTAGAAGTTTTCCTTACAAAAAGATCTCTCATGGCCGCAGTCAGGACAAGAGAAAGAGCTTTTGTGACAACAGATATCGAATTTGTTAATTCGCGTCTTGTATACAACGCGCTCCGTTATAACAAAAAATCTCTGCCAGCGGGAGGCATAGCCTGCGGGTTTAAAGGGCTCTCAAAATGGCAACGTCAGGCATTTATGTCGATAGTTAACATAGCCAATATTCCTCTTTCTGTGGAGTTGTTTTTAGATTTTATGAAGAGGAAAATAATTGCTACGCAAAGAACCACTTACTATATTGAGGACTTTATACAAGACATAAGTAATGAATTTGTTAAACCCATTTTTCTTCAACTTGGTTTGGCCCAGCCTAATACCGGGCCGATTAGCTCTATAACAAACGTAACTGCTGGCCGCCGCGCTTCTCGGCTACTAGCGGGCGATCAGTACCTTGGGTATCCGAAGGTCTCCGGGCTCGGGCTGCATACTCCGAACATGGGATGGGACGACTCGGGCGCTTCCGACCACAATATCCAGGATCTGCTGACGCAAGAAGCAGAATCGATGGCCCCGCGTACTTCTCTCGCAGGCGATACAGGAAACCCTCAGGGGAGCGATGCCTTTAAGATACTTATGGGAGGTGTTGTCACAGGCGCCGTCACAGATCAGGATACTCCCTCCCTGGAGGTCAGTCGCGGAGACTTGACGCCGGCCGAGATCGTGGAGCTGGAGCGCGCTGTTGAAGATGAGCCCCCTAGTGCGCCCATGACTCTTTATGAAGCGTCGGCCTTTGAAAAAACCGATCTGCAAAAGACATTCAAGGAGCTGGAAGACGCCGCGGACACGGCGACGTCCTCGGCCGCTTCCTTCGAAGCTGCCGGCAACCAGGCGAGCGGATCAATCTTGCGCCGCCGCGCCGCAACGCTCCAGGGCCTTGTGACTAAAGGACGCCAGAAGCTCACCGCGCAGTCAGCCCTTAAGGGATTCAATCCCATGGCCGGAAATGTTACAATAGCTCGTATTGATGATTATTTGTATACACTAAATGAGGGGGATGATGGCGACGGCCCGGACGACTCCGATACTGCAGGGGCCTCTGACGCGGACGATCCACCCCCGGCCCGAAAGCGCATTCTTGTTTTCCCGCCTCCTCCTCCCGGCGACCCTGCGACGTGTGATGTAAAAATCATTTCATTTCAAAGTTATTTTGGTGCTCATGCTGGGGATTATGATACGAATCTAGAGTTAGGAATACCCAATTTTGTTGTAGGACTCGATCGGGGAATCGTGAAGGCGGTTAATTTCGAAAGAGTCGACCAACCTCACTTGCGCGAAGCACGAACATCCAAAACGCGAACGGCGACAGCAAAACAGCTAAGAGAATTATATAATGTCACCTTAACACTTTATGGAAATACCTTGTTATTACCGGGTCAGCTGATCTATGTAGAGCCTAATCGGTTGATTTTTGGAAAACCGGTAGATAAGAATTCGTTGGCACGAATTTTGGGGATGGGCGGCTACCATCTTGTAGTAGACGTAGCAAACGAAATATCTAAAGATGGCTGGGAAACAACCGTTAAGGCACTGCATGTGGCTATGCCGACTGCCAGTAGGCCATCTTCGTCTGCCTCCGTCGCCTCCGCCGCTCCAAGCCGCGCCGATAGCTGGGGGCTCTCAAATAAGCCTCCCCCACCTCCTCCCCCATCTGCAGCAGCCCCTCAGTCGGTCTCCCGGGTCACGGCAGAGGACAACCGAGGCGCTGGCCAGCTTGCGCTGGGAACTACGGTAAACGGAAGAACTCCGCCGCAGAACTGATGGTCCGCGCAACAATTGCCCAGAAGACCCTAATTAGAACATGACCACTTCCCTCGTTGACTTATATAGCGATTTTTCCCCCGCAACAGATGCTGAGATTGTGCAAATTTCACAAGAAGCCGGCGTTCCAGCCGAGGAGCTCCCTCTTGGCTGGCCCAATGATATGTACCCGCAGGGGTCCAATCGGATGCCTCTGGTTATTAACTTTAAAGAGAGGCTTAAGTATAAAAATGCTAACTATTTTGACAATCTTCCGACGCCTATTGACTTATATTACAATAAGAACTATTATGGACGTGTGGATAGATTTCAGAATGCTATTGTTCCTAAGATGGATAATTCTTTGTACAAGCAAATTGCGGAGGAAAATGTCTTTTCTTTTAATTTTGTGGCTGATGCTTTTTATAAATTTAGAAGGAACATGAAAATTGCTGGTGATATAGGCGCAATTGAAAAGCATCAAACTAATTTAGGGGAAATAATTGCAACAAATGCGTGGCGGCCTTACCAGGATAAATATGCACTTCAAGTGGCAAACCTACATTCGCGATTTTTGACTCATTTATATTCCCTAGAACGTAAAAAACTTAACAAAATTGTTAATTTTAGAGATTTTATAAAAGAATTCTATAACTTTCTTGCCCGTGGAACGTACAAAGTACCCATTACATTAACCGGAATGATATTGGCGCCTACGACGGATCCTCTTATGACGGGTCTCACCATCGAGATTGCACAGGGAAATTATTCTAGAGATGATTACAAGTATACTGAGTACCTTCGAGATATTAACTTTTCTTATTACGCCCGAGCCGCACGAAAATTTGGATTCTATGTAGATCGAAACGGCCCATGGCGACTTTTTGCAGATATCTTTTCGCCCCCCATGATTGATGAAGACCTGTCGGCTCCCGTCGCGGAACGTAAGGGATTTTTAGCCCATTATGGTATAAATGAACAGACTTTTTTTGATACATACTATGATAGGACCTATGGTTTGGATATAGTACTGTTAATCTCGCAATTGGTTAATTCATATAATATATTTGTAGTTCAAAATCCCCGAATTATAGAAAGTATTCCCGGTAATGTGAGGTGCCCCACTCCTTCCTTTGCTTTAACTGGAACTCGCGAGGTGATTATGACACCATCCTCCGCCGGCGCATGGCTTACTCCTCTCGTTTGGCTAAAGCTTTATTTTACTATTCGTTCTATGGAAACTGGTGTTGAATACAAAAATAAGAAGCAACTTTTGCGCCGAGCACGCGACATTGGAATAGCATATAATTGGCATCAATCTGTTATTTTTATTAATAATTTATTCAAACCATATCTGTATGATAAGAGGATTATTGGAAATAGCCCTTGACAGACCCACGGGGCACTGTTAGAATAGGGTCAGTCTATGATATGCAACAGACAGGTGGGGGAAATTATTAGGGGGGGTTGTGCTTTTTCAAGTACTAGATAGCAAAGCTGAGTGTTTTGGTTATTATGCCAACAATATGATCAAACCCGATGGGATACTTCCCTTAGAGGGCGAAACCTGGGAGTATTCTGCCCGGTTACCAGGTGAGAAATATGAAATCGGCCGCATCTATAGCGGCGGGATGACACTCACGGAGGTGTGCCCGAAAGAACTAAATGAAGACTGGTCGCGAATCAAGCAAAGACTTCGAGGGTGTTTGAAGTCATTCAGAACTGCAGACCTGTCGCTAGACGACAACTGCTTATACGAAATAATTCCGGAATACTTTCTGTTTGAGTATTTTGATATTAAAAGCAGGATAACCGAGCATGTTTTGAAGTCCTGCGAGAAGCCTCTTAATTATGATTTTATGTATAATCTTATAAAGATGTTAACGGAGATTAGTTCACAGTCTTTGAATATCGATATTGGACCCATTAGTCATTTACTGGGCTCCGTGCCAGGAAAGAACTTTTTACGCACCCTACAGAGCGTCAAGCATCGTTGTCATTACAATCCGTGGGGAACTATCACTGGGCGCTTGGCAACACATCCTCATACCTTTCCTATTCTGACAATGAACAAAGAGTTTCGTGGGTGTGTTAAGCCCCAAAACGACTGGTTATTGGAACTGGATTTTAACGCGGCGGAACTAAGGGTCCTTCTGGCCCTCACAGGAGTAGAGCAGCCTAAGAACGACATTCATGATTGGAATGTGGAAAATATTTTCAATGGTAAGTTAAAGCGAGAGGAAGCCAAAGTAAAAACTTTTGCATGGCTGTACTCCCAGAAGAAAAATAAGCATCTAGAGCGCCTCTATAACAAAGACTTGGTGCGAAATAAGTATTGGGACGGCTTCAAAATAAAAACAGATTATGGTAGAGTAATAGACAATGTCGACCACCATCATGCACTAAACTATATCGTTCAGAGCACTACAATTGATATGGTGCATGAGCAAGCTTATAAAGTCTACGAGCTTTTGAAGGGGAGAAAAAGTTACATTTCATTTTTGATTCACGACGCGGTATATATTGATTTGGCGGAAGAAGATCGTTATGAAATTTTGAATTTGCTTGACACCTTTAAGAAAACGCGTTATGATGTGTTCAAGGTTAATGTCTCCGCCGGGAGAAACCTCGGAGAAATGAAGGAATTAAAGTTATGAATAAGATTTACCAGAAGCTCGTTAGGGACCGTATTCCCGAGATTATCGAAGACACCGGGAAGGAATTCTCAGTGTGCCAAGTACAAAGCGATCGTCTTAAAGGGTACGCCATGAAGAAGCTTCAGGAAGAAGTTCAGGAGTTCGTCGAGAACCCGTGTGTCGAAGAGGCGGCAGACATTATGGAGATCTTTGACTTTATTTGCACTCGATTGGGACTATCCCTATCTGAGATTAGTGCCGCCCGAACCGCGAAACGCGTTACTAAAGGAGGTTTTGACTTGGGCTTTATTCTGGAGTGGGTAGAGGATTAATGGTAATCATAGGCCTCGGTAGAGCCGGCTGCAATATTGCCAAAGCTTTTTCCAAATTTTCACAATATGAAACCTATAGCATCGATGCGAACAAAGATGCAGATATTACGATTAAAAAAAGGAATAGCCACGAGGAGTACGATGCACACTTTCCTTCGCTCCAGAAAAAGCTTAAATTCGATGACAACAACGTCATCGTGGTAGTGGCCGGCAGCGGACATATCTCAGGTGGGACGCTTAGCCTTTTAGAACAACTCAAAGATAATAACATCACAGTACTTTATATACAGTCAGATCTAGAGCTAGCTAGCGAGGTGCAGAAGATACAAGACAAGGTTGTAAGAAATGTCTTGCAAGAATACGCGCGCTCTGGCATGATAGATATGCTTTGGATGGTTGACAATCAGATGGTGGAGAAGGGGATCGGAGACGTCCCAATTATGGGATATTATGATGTGCTAAATCAAGCCATCGTTAATACAGTTCATATGATAAATGTTTTTAGGAATTCTGAGCCTGTAATTGGTAACTTTGTGACACCTTCTCATCTTAGTCGAATCGCTGCCATAGGCATTTTAGATGTAGAAAAAGAAGAAGAAAAATGGTTTTTTGACTTGACTCGGCCGAGAGATGTGGTATACTATTATGGTATCAATGAGATAGAGCTTAAGGAAGACGGCACATTGTTTAAGAAGATTACGAATTATGTGAAGTCGCAAGTCGCAACAGGAGTAAACGTTTCATATGGCGTCTTTACAACAACATATGAACAGAAATATTGTTATTGCATTAAGTATTCATCTATGGTACAATCATTTCTAGAACAACTAGACGATCAGGATATTAGCTGATCGTACTTTAACCCAACTATAAGGAGATAAAATTATGGGTATCAATTTAGACAAGATGAGAGATAAGCTTTCATCCCTTCGCGGCGAGGGTAACGCCGATTCAGTTTTCTGGCGACCGGATGACGGTGACCAGGACATTCGCATTGTTCCGACAGCGGATGGCGACCCCTTCAAGGAGATGTGGTTCCACTACAATGTGGAAAAGGGCGGATTCCTCTGTCCCAAGCGCAACTTTGACGACGGTTGTCCCGTCTGCGAATTCGCTTCACAGCTATGGCGCGAAGGCGTCAACAACAACGACGAACACAGCAAGAAGACTGCAAAGTCTTTGTTCGTGCGACAGAGATTCTTCAGCCCTGTGATGGTTCGCGGTGAGGAAGAGAAGGGCGTACGTATTTGGGGCTATGGCAAGACTGCTTATGAGAACCTCCTGACGCTTGTGCTTAATCCCGAGTATGGTGATATCACCGATACCGAGACTGGCACGGATCTCACGATGACCTATGGAAAGCCCCCGGGCGCTTCTTTCCCGCAGACGAAGCTGGTGCCTCGCCGGCGCTCTTCGCCGCTATGTGAGGATCTGACTCCGGATAAGTGTGCAGAGCTTCTGGATAGTATTCCGGAATTCTCTGGCTTATTTGAGCGCAAGACCGCGTCGGATGTTCAGACCATTCTCGATACATTCATCAATTCTCAGGTCGACGACCCGGAGACGGTGAGTAGCGAGACTACGAAGTATGGTAATACGAATGGCGAAGCTAACGCTGTTGATACCGCTTTCGCAGAGCTGGGCTCTCTATAATATCCCCCCCGCAGGGAGGCCCGGGGTTAGAGGGGCCTCACA